TCCTAATGGACAATACGATGACTATGTTGATTCTATGACCCAAGCTGTGTTAAGATATCGACAAGGTGGATTTGTTTCTACGTATTCAGACGATTGGGACGACCCACCAATGAAATTAGAAAAAGAGTATAAATATTATTAGGAGAATTTATGCCACGAAGAGTTATGATGAGCCCAGGACAATCTAAAAAAGAAACTCGAGAGAGTGCTGCAGCTAAAGAAAAAGCAAAAGCAAATATGTATTTAACAGGTGGCCAAGCAAAATTAGACAAGAATAAAAATAACAAAATTGATGCACAAGATTTTAAAATACTTAGAGCAGAGAAAGCAAAAGGCAGAGGCCAAGGTTTACAAGATGAAAAAGTAAAACCAGGTAAAGTTATGAAAGCCAAAAGAGGATCAGGTATTAAATTACCTAAAGAAGGTTCTAGATTAATTTTCAGTGGATACTCAAAACCATTTGAAGGTCCTCAACACAAAGGTAGAGTTGCAGCAATCGTTGGTGTTAAACCACGTGCTAAAATTATTGGTCAAAGAAAAAAATTTAAATCATTAGAAGAAATGAGAAAAGCAAAAGGTTTCAAAATGATAGGCGGTAAGCAAGAAACCTCTGAACAATTTAATAGAAGAAAAGCAAAGGAGGCTTTTGCTAAAAGAGCAGCTAAAGCTACTGGTGCTAGAGGTAAAATAGCTTTAGGTGTAGCGGCAGCAGGAGTTGGTGCTTACAATTATTTAAAATCTAAAATGAAAAAGGAACAAGTAGAACCTAAGAAAAAAATGGGTGGTGGCATGATGAAGAAATATAACAAAGGAAATGAAGTTAGAACATTTACAGATCCAAAGACTGCAATGATTGCACACTCTTTAAAAACAAAAGATAAAATTGGAGAAAACGAGAGAAGAACTGCTAAATTTTTAGAAAAAAGAGGAGCCCCTGGTATTATTGAGGATGGCAAGATAAGAAGAAATAAAAAAATGGGAGGAGGCATGATGAAAAAACCTATGGGTTATGACAGAGGTGGTATGTACCTATCTGACGAAAAAGTTAAAAAAGTTTTTCCTGAAAAAGACGCTAAGAGAAGAGCTATTATTTCTCAACTTGTAGGAGGAGATAGAGTTTCTCCTATGAAAAAAGAAAGATTTACAGCAGGCCAAAGCGCAAGAAGAAGAGGTTTGTTAAAGAAACTTAGTAAACAGGCAGCTAAAGCAACTCCTTTAGGCTTAGGTATTAAAGTAGGAGAAGTAGCAAAAAAAATAAAAGAAAAAGTAAAAAGTAGATCTGAAGGTGGTCCAATGGCAAGAGCTATGGGTAGAGGTAAAAAATTAACAGCATCAGATATGAGAGATGCTCAATTGAAAGAAAAAAAATATGATAAATTTTTTGCGGGTCAAAAATCAGAATTTCTTAAAAAAATGAGAGCGGCACAAAAATTAGACGAGCAGATGAAAAAAGTTTCCCCTATAGCGTCATCAAGATTGTATGAAAAAGGTACAAAAGAAATATTTGGTAAGCAAGCATATCAAGATAATATGAAAGCAAGTTTTAGAGACACAGCTAAAACTTTAATGGGCGGTGGTATGATGAATAAGCCTATGGGTTATAAATCTGGTACTTCAGTAAAAGTAAAATGCAAACTAGGTAGAAACAAACCTACAAAAATGTATTAGGAGGGACTATGTCCCTTAAAAACATTTTACGAGGGATCGGACGTAGGATTCTTGGTGGTAAAAAAGAATCAGCAACACCGACCACCGGACAACAACAAAAACAAATTACTTACGAACCAAAACCATCACAGGCTCAAGGTCAAGAATTAGCTGTACGAGAAATAAAAAACCCACCCATTATTTTAAAAAAAACTAAACCTTTACAAATGGGTGATGACATTTCACCTTCATTTGGCTCTTCTACTTATGATTGGGTTATGAGAAAAGGAAGAGGCTCTTACACAGCAGATGAATGGTTAGATCATTTAACCTCAACACGAAAAGTAAATTTTAAAGTATTTGGAAGACCCTCATCAAGATTAGAACGATCTGAAAAAAAATTTAAATATGATTCAGGACCCTTTGTAGGTAGAGAAGTAAATATTTCAAAGGATGAATTGTTTGATACCAATGTAGCTGTATTTAATGAAGCCGGTGATCTTACAGGAGGGTTATTAGCTGCTGCTAAAAAGTTTGGTCTAAAACTTAATGCGAATGAGATTGGTGCGATGATTAAACTAAATCCATTAAATAGATTAAGACCTGTAGAACTTGGAGCACCAAAAGGAGCAAAAGAATCTTTTGATGTGGCACACGCAAATATGACTTACAGAATTAACCTCTTAAAAAATAAATTTAGAGCAGATAGTGATTTAGTTAAAAATTTTGACGATGCTATTTATGAATTAGGGGCTATGAAAAATGGTGACGTAAGTTCAGCGGTTTTTGCAAATTTAAGAAATGCATTAAGACGAGCTAAAGCTAGACCTGATGTGCGAGAACAGGACAAAGCTATATTAAACCAAGCTGAAGCAGAATTAAATAAATCTGCGACACCTTTAAGAAATTCTAAAACATATTATGGAGGTGAAAGAAATTATACACTTGATGGTGGTAAAGATTATAGAGAAACTATTATGACACTACCAGAACCAATTCCAACAAATAGAAACCCTTTTAATACAGGTGGCCACTTTGGAGATGTTTTAGGTAAAGAAACAAATAATATTTATCATGTAAGATTTGATACTAGATTTACACCAGATGGAAAAAAAGTATTTATGATTAATGAAATACAATCAGATGTAAATCAAAATATTGCTAAATCATTATCAAAAGCACAACAGTTGTCAGATGAATTTAGATTTAATCCTTTTCAAAAAGATATAGAAACAAAACTATTGTTAAACGAAAGATTTAAATTATCACAAGATTTAGAAAAAGCTCTAGCTAAAGGAGATAATAATCTTGTGACAGCTATATCAAATGCATTAGCAAACTCTACAAAACAATTATCTAAATTAGGTCAAAGGTCAACAACTGATGCAAAAGATTATTTTCCTATGGTTGAGGCAGATCAATACGGAGACCATGCATTAAAATACTTAATGCAAAGAGCAGCTAGAGAGAATGTTGATTATGTAGCCGTTGCCCCGTTTGACAAATTAAGTTTCCGTCAAGGCTATAAAGCTGGTAACGAAAGATTTTATGGCTATGCAACTGGTAAAGGAATTAATAAAAGTGGTTCAGCAGTAATGCCAAATCTAATGAAAAGAGCTGCTAGATTATATGGTTCAAAAGCCGGTCCTACAAAAATATCACTATCTGATCCATCTAAACCTTATAAATCAATTAGAGAAGATAAATTTTCTTACCCTGATAAACATAAATTAAGAGGTAAAAAAATTAAAAGCATATATCATGAAGATTCCAATTTAAATGAAGTTTCTGGTTATACATTTATTGATTCTTCTAATCCTGCCTTGTATTTTGATGCATTTGCTATTAAAGTAAACCCACTAATGAGAGGCACACAAAAAACCTACAAGGCTTTTGGCGGACTTGTAGTAGATATGTTTAAACCAATAAGGTACAATTAATTATGGCTGTAGAAAAAACATTATCCGAACAATTGCAAGAAGGTTTTGAAGAAGAACAGGAACAACCAGAGGGTTTACCTGTTGATGTACAAATTGAGGGTGAAGAAGAGGTCGTTGAAGAAAGACCACAAGATGATTTTAACGCAAATCTTGCAGAGGGAATGGATGAACGTACTCTTAAAGATATGGGTATGGATCTTATTCAAGAATATAAAAAAGATAAAACTTCAAGAAAAGAATGGGAAGATGCCTATATCAAAGGTTTAGATTTATTAGGCACTAAATATCAAGAAGTCACAAAACCTTTTAAAGGTGCATCCGGTGTCACTCATCCTTTATTAGCTGAATCTGTCACACAATTTCAAGCACAGGCTTATAAAGAATTAGTGCCAAGTGATGGACCAGTAAGAACTCAAGTTGTAGGTGCAGTAACACCGGCCACCGAACAACAAGCAGATAGAGTTAAAGATTATATGAATTATTTGTTGATGGAGGAAATGGAAGATTACACAACTGATATGGATCAAATGTTATTCTATTTACCATTATCAGGATCAACATTTAAAAAAATTTACTTTGATGCAATGTTAGATAGACCTGTATCAAAATTTATACCAGCTGAAGATCTAGTAGTTCCTTATTATGCTTCAGATCTAAAAGATTGTGAGAGAATCACTCATGTTATTAAGATGACTAAAAACGAAGTCACAAAAAAAATGGCAGCAGGTTTCTACAGAGATATAAATTTAATAGATTCTAATAGTGAACCAGATCAAGTACAGAAAAAATTAAACGAGCTTGAAGGTATCAAAGGCACAGGTTCAGATTACTTACACACAATATTAGAAATGCATGTCGATTTAAATCTTGATGATTTTGAAGAGTTTGATGATAGAGCTAAAAAAATTAAAATACCTTACATCGTGACAATCGATGAAGGTTCTGGAGAAGTATTATCTATTTATAGAAATTATAAAGTTGAAGATCCAACTTATCAAAGAGTTGAATATTTTGTTCACTATAAATTTTTACCAGGTTTAGGCTTTTATGGATTTGGTTTAACACACATGATAGGTGGTTTATCACAAGCTGCTACTCAAGCTTTAAGACAACTAATAGATGCAGGAACTTTAAAAAATTTACCTGCTGGATTTAAGTCTAGAGGTATGAGAGTAAGAGATGATGATCAACCTATTCAACCTGGAGAGTTTAGAGATGTAGATGCTCCTGGTGGAAACATTAGAGATCAGTTTTTTAACCTACCATTTACAGAGCCATCACCAACTTTGTACAACTTAATGGGCTTTGTTGTACAAGCAGGACAAAAATTTGCTAACACAACAGATTCAAATGTAGGAAATGACTTACAAAATAGAGCTGTTGGTACAACAATGGCGATGATGGAACGTGGTTCACGTGTG